AAGAAGGGCTGATTGACCTTGTGCGCGACATTTACGAGCAATCCGGCGCGCCGATTGTCCTGATAGGTGAAGAAAAACTGCCACAGAAACTGCAACGCTGGGAGCGTTTCCACGGTCGCATCATGGAATCTGCACAAGCCCAGCCGGTTGATTTGGATGATGCGAGAACTTTGCAACAGCATTATGCCGCCGACATTCATATCGAGGACGACCTTTTACAACGCCTGGTGAACGAGGCAAGGGGGAGTGTCCGGCGTATTGTCACCAATCTTGACCGTATTGCCAATCTGGCGCGCCTTGAGGGCAAGCCATCCATCAATCTGAAAGACTGGGGCGGCCGTCCGCTCCATACTGGTCTTCCTCCAAAGACGAGAGGGTTTTAAGCATGACAAAACTTGCACAAAACCGAGACCAGCTTTGGACACTGATGCGCGATATGCGCCGCTTTACGCTAACTGATCTGGCTGACAAATCAACGATGGAGCGTAGCTCAATCCGCACTTATCTGAAAATACTGGAGAAGGCCGGCTTCATAGCCGTCCTAAAGCAGGAAAAGTATAAACCCCATGTTTATAACCTTGTTCGTGACAACGGCGTTTACCGCCCTGAACTGACAACCGAAGGAGATGCCAAGCCACCGACAGGTCGCCAGAAGATGTGGATGGCCATGAAGGCGTTGGGCAACTTTAATTATAAGGATGTAGCCTTTACCGCCAGTGTCACCATCAATGTGGCTAAAGAGTACTGCATTGCTTTGCGAAACGCCTGTTATTTGCGTGTAGTCGAAATTTCAAAGCCCGGTACACCCGAGACTTATGTGTTCGTCAAGTCCAAAGACACTGGTCTGAAAGCCCCGCAAATCAAAAAGGACAAATCCATATATGACCGCAACCTTCATAAGACGGTCTGGACACCGGAAGGGAAAAAATCATGAGCCTGATACAAAACCAAACAGTCGCCCAGGACACAGTAAAGCTTAACTGGGGCGCAGATGCACCGGAATGGATAACAGGTCTGGCGCGCGCCTGTGACGCTGAAAGCCAAGCGGCCATTGCCCGTAAAATCGGAAGGTCGGCAAGCCTTGTAAATCAGCTTTTGAAGAACCGTTACCCTGGCGATTTAACAGATGTTAAATCCCGCGTTCAATCGGCTTTAAATGATGACGGTGTCAACTGCCCGGTCATGGGAAAAATTGAGGGGTCACTATGCATTAAAACACAGTGCAAGCCCTTTAACCCTAGCAATCATGTGTCGGTGCGCCTGTTCAGGGCTTGCCGGAACTGCCCCAACAATATTCAGAAAGGAGGCTCTCATGCTGAGTGATGACCTTTATAACCTTTGCGAGATGGTCGATTTGCAAATATTGCGGGACGATACCTACACATTTCATGTCGAAGGCGACCGTGGTCTTCATTTCGCAAAGCTTGTGCAAAGCCTTTACTACCAGGCACGCGAACTTGAGCGCGTGGCCGTGCCTGAAGCATTAAGGCGGCAAGAAAATCAAGAGGACGGGAACATCATTTCGATTAACCAATGGAAAGCAACCCACAGAACCAAACAACCAGAAAAAGGAAATGCAAAATGAAAAACGAATATATGACGAATTCGGAAGGGCATTTAGTGCCTATAGAGAAAGTAAAGCCGGAAGATCGCCTCGAAGATGAGCTGGTTTCCGAGTTTATAAATAAGGCTGAAGCCCTTCAAAAACATATGGCCGGTTTTAAAGAAGATGCTTTTACCGAGATTGCCGCATTTCTCGACATAATTTCCGAGAAATATGACGTTTCTAAAGGCGGCAAAAAAGGTAACCTCACACTGACCTCCTATGATGGGATGTATAAGGTTCAAGTATCTGTGGCCGATTACATTCAATTCGGCCCACAGCTGCAGATAGCCAAGGAACTGATTGACCAGTGCATTACGACATGGTCTGAAGGCTCTAACGACAATATCCGCGTCATGGTTAACCACGCCTTCCGTGTTGATAAAAACAACCGTGTCAACACATCGGCCATCCTTGGGTTACAACGCCTCGATATCAAAGATGAAATGTGGAAAAACGCAATGGAGGCCATTAAGGATTCCGTTCGCGTCACCCGCTCCAAGGAATATGTCCGCTTTTACAAACGCTCCTCTGCCCAGGGAGACTGGCGTCCAATAAACCTGGACATTGCCAAGCTTTAAGGAGTTTTCAATGCCAACAGCAAAATCCGACAAAAGTTACTTTCGTAAGAGCCTCATCGCAAAGATACATATTGCAAAGTCGCAATTATCTTTGCATGAGGACACTTACCGCGCTCTTTTATTGAATGTGACAGGCAAGGGGTCCTGCGCGGCCATGAATTTTACTGAGTTGGAACGTGTGTTAGAGCGTTTCAAGTCATTAGGGTTCAAGCCTAAAAAACAGCCTAAACGTGCCGGAAAGCGGCCTCTGGCCAATCAAGCCCATGCGTCAAAAATTCGCGCGCTTTGGCTTTCACTGTATCACCTTGGTGAGTTGTCAGACCCGTCAGAAAAAGCTTTGGATGCCTATGTGAAACGCATTACCAAAGTCAATTCCCTCAAATGGTTGCATCCGGGCCAAGCCGACCAGGTTATTCGCACGCTTTATTCGTGGATGGAGCGTGTGGGGTGTCCGAAACCGGGCGCAGACTACGTTAAGCGCATAGAGGTGTACAGGCATTGTTCTGGCATTGAAAGGCTAGAAACTATCAGCCTTGAGGGTTTTGCCTATAAAATGCGCCTGATAACCACACAGCATAAGATATTATTTGATGCTATCGGCTGCGTATCTATCGAAGGATGGATAGACCAGGAAGGTTTTGGAACATATGACCATCTATTCGCCGTCGATACCGAGCAGGCAGATGCCATCATTGAGCGTTTAGGCCGTATGGTCAGGAGGCTTAAATCCTGATGGATGATATTTACGAACAGCTGAGCGACAACCCGACTATCGATGCGTTAAGGTTGATAATCGGAGACGATGCAGTTCTTTCTCTTTCAGAAGCTCTGGGCGGTTTGAGGGTATATTTTCCTTACCATCCAGGCAAAAACTCACCGGTTGCGGTTGCAGTGGGGCTTGATAATGCCATTAAAATAGGCAATATTTACGGGGGTATGCATATGGATGTGCCTATCACACTAGGCAAAAAATCCCAAATACTGGAAATGCTCGCAAAAGGTCACACTATTGAGCATATCGCCATTAAAGCACGCTGTACCATAAGGCGTGTCTACCAAATAAAATCAGAAATTGCAGATAATAAACAAACCTCCCTTTTTGACTGAAATATTTCAGTCTAAACGATGTTTGGTATTCAGATTAGTCTGGATACATGAACACTTCTCACCCCCAATCAGTTCCAGGACAGAAAGGCGATCTCCCGCGCAGTGGAGATGCAAGCTTTGACGCTGCTGTCCGTTACACTTTCCGAAACGAAGGAATTTGGTCAGATGATCCTGACGATCCGGGGGGCGCAACGATGTATGGAATTTCTTTGCGATTAGCAAGAAGCTTGGGAGATCTCGACGGTGATGGAAAACTAGACCTTGACCTCGATCACGATGGTGATGTGGACGAAGCAGATATGCGTTTATTAACGCCTCAAATCGCCGTCGAGACTTACAAGAAGATATTCTGGGATCCTTACAACTATAATCGCTTGCCTTTGGCTTTAGCAATCAAGGCTTTTGATTTTGGCGTAAATATGGGTTCCAAACAATCTCACAAAATCCTTCAGCAATCAGTTCGGGCAGCGTCGTCGCTAAGGCTTATTGAAGATGGAATTTTGGGAAAGAGATCACTCGAAGCCATTCGTGCTTGCGATGATAAGGCGTTACTTGCCTCTTACCGTGCCCACGCGGCGGGCTTTTACCAGATGCTTGCTTTCAAGCGACCGCGTTCCAGAAAATATTTAAACGGGTGGCTTAACCGCGCCTATAGCTAACATAAGGAGACCATTTTAATGTCTAAGTTCTTGGAAAATATAACTCTCATATTTGGAGCGCTAGCAATTGCTTTAGGCTCATGTTTAATAGCATTAAAGGTGGCTCACGGGGCAGATGCATACCC